CAAGCTAAGATCTTAAAGCTTCAGTCAAATTTATGAGCATTCTCTCTGATCGTGAAATTAAAGAACTTTCAATTGAGCGGGGGATGATCCAGCCGTTTCAAGATCACCTTATCAATGAAAGCAATGGACGCAAATTGTTGAGTTATGGACTCAGCTCTTATGGTTATGACATTCGCTTGTCGCCTAAACAGTGTCTAATCTTTAGTCGCACGCAATCAGGAGATTGTGATCCTAAAAACTTTGATCAGAGTATTCTCCGTCCAGCCGAATTACTGGAAGATGAAAAAGGTCAATACTTTCTTTTGCCTCCATATGGCTACTGCCTTGGCGTTGCGGAAGAATATCTAGATCTTCCAGAAGATATTACCGTTGTTGCCGTTGGGAAAAGTACATATGCCCGATCGGGAATTCTTGCAAACATTACTCCGGCAGAGTCTACGTGGGCGGGACATTTAACACTAGAGATCAGCAACTGTACAGGTCTCTTTAATCGTATTTATGCCAACGAAGGAATCTGTCAACTCCTTTTCTTCCGTGGCGAGAAGTGTGAGGTAAACTATAAGATGCGTAAAGGCAAATACCAAGATCAACCCAAAGAGGTTGTCTTCAGCAAGGTTTAAGCAAAACCTCTGAAAGTACCAGAGAATCGCTGAGGCTTGCGTGCGTAACCAACGGCGCCCGTAGGCCCAGCAGTATCTCCTTGGCTAGGTAGAGTCACACCATCAAGAACAGCCTCGTTCCTGGGCGTCCTACCCCTGATCTGTGGCTCATCAATAGATGCTCTTTGTCTGTATGCTCCAGCAGTCTTTGCTGCTGACATAAATTTTGCTACACGATCTTGTTGCCTGATGTTGCGAATATCAACTTCATCCGCAATGCGCCTCTCTTCTTCATCAAGACGCCTTATATCTGTGTCGTAAGCCTGTTCTGGATTTAAGTCCGAGACTTCAGCGCCAGAAGTACCAAAGCGCTGTCCGCTGTTATACGTGGGATCGAAAAATCTTGCCATGATATTATTTTAAATGAAGGAAACCCGAGGAAAATAATGATGCATGCGGCGATGACACCAGATGCATTCTTAAATCAATTTGTCATTAATGACGAAGTTATCAATCGTTGCCTCTGTGAAAGCGACTTTGGTCAGCCTTTGGACAACGAAAAGCATGACGTTCCCCTTCAGGATATGTACAATAGGGGTTTAGTGCTCACACAACAAGGTCGTGAGCGCACAAACCTACAAATTGAAGGAGCAGAACGATGTGGTATGACGGGTTACATTCCGAGTATGGAACAGGGACTTGCGATGGGGGCATCACCCAAGCCGAAAGCATTAGTTTTGGATCTGGGGGAAGTGGACGAGGAGGAGATGGAGCAATCTCGCAAAAGACGTGGTTTGAGCCGCTAGATTCGACACTGGACTCAATTGTCTTTTTAGACTCGCCCACTGTTTTTTCTGGGTGCGCGGATGGGTTTTGTCCCATGCCCACGCCAAAGGTTGACATGGTGAATCATCCACCGCATTATGCCAATTCAAAAAAGAAAATTGAAACAATTGATAAGATTGAAGACGCTGTTCAGTTTGCACCAGATGCTGTACTTGGTGGGCTCCAGTGGCAAGTAATTAAATATATTGACAGAATGTGGGATAAAGAAGATCCTAAAAAAGATGCGAAAAAAGCAATGTGGTATTTAAATCGCCTTATTCAAAAACTAGAAGACTGAAAACTCTCTATCGTCATCATCATCATCATCTTCATCTCCTTCGCACATCATTGCCAACTCAACTAATTCCAGTTGAGTTGGCAAATCAAATTCAAGTTCAATATTTTCGTCAGCAAGAATATCCTTAACAGCAGCCCACTCAATTAAGCGGCGCTGATAAAGGTTCAAGAGAGCAGAATAAAGCTGATCCCAAGTCATTTCTTGGGCTTCCAGCTCTGCTTTACGCATTGCAAACTGCAATTGAAGCGGTAGCTCTAATTCGCGGGGACGAACTGTGTCTTCCATTTCTGTTTGCCAATCTTTAAATATTCTAATCCCAAGAAGCAAACTCGGTATCAGTTTCTTCGTAGTCGATGTTTGATTCGAGAAAATATTCCTGACTAAAGCAGTTTGAAAACTCTGCCAAGATATAGGGGTTGCTGTTCGCTTCCAAGTTTCTGACCGCCTGGATTTGATGTTTGGCACCCGAATAAGTTCTGAATGCGTTAAGCAAAATCTCGCCGGGCTGACAAACTGGCTTCTTGACTTCCAGGAGAAACAGGTGGGCTTCTTCTCTACGTCTATCTACCAGACCGCCAATCACCTTGTGGTACGGATCAAAAATCCAATGGGTTATCTCTTCTGCCGCGTGGCCCCAATTTTCGTTTTCAATTGCGTCAATAATTTCACTATATAAGAATGGTTCCCATCCGATGGAATGAATGAAAGAAATAAGAGCTTCCTTCATCGAAGGGTCAAGACCTAGATTTAAACGTGTTAGCTCATCATCAATAAGCTCTACTTCGTGAAGCAAGTATTCAAGAGCTTTGTGTTGTGTACAGCGATGTCCTTGTTTTACTGGAGAACCGTCTGGATAATACTGTGTTCCATAGCCAAAAGTATAGGGAGCGCAACCTGTGCTTACATCCGGGTATGCTTTTTCGCTATACCCCTCATATTTTTTGATGATGTTAATGGCACGCAAAAAATCGGCCATGGAAAGTACAGCAATTACTCTCCATAATAGTGTTAATTAAATTAAAGTGTTAACCTTTACCTTGCCCCCTGGATTTTTTACGTCCATGAGAAGGCTTGGAATCCTGTCCTTGACCTTGCTTCGTGAGCTTGGGTTGTGATTCTTTTTTCTGAATCGTGTTGCCTTTTACTTTACCCATTTAAATCACCATTTCGTACGATGACTCCAATATCGCGCCGACATTATGTCGGGCTTAGCGTCTTGGGCGTTATGCCTGGCGTAATAAGATTTACGTCTTGCTTTTTCTTTTTCTGTTTTAGGGTTTTTGCCAGCGCCTTCAACCCCTTGTTGGCCAAAACGAATAATTTTTTCTTCCCCATCCTTACACGCTTTAACCACATGAGATTTTGTGGGGTGCCCAGGGGTTTTCTTTGGTTTGTTGCAAGGCATTGAGTCCTTGTGTAATTTTGCCGCAGTAGCAGCTTTTTTACGTTTATCAGACATCAATCAAATCCCTTAAACAAAGAGGTGAACTCGTCCAGGAAGCCTTGACCAGATTTAGATTTTCCTGGTAGTTCTTCATCTAAGTCAATTGTAAAATAACTTGTACTTGGCTCAGACTCTTCTTCTGTATCTTCTGTGCCTGTATCAAAGAAACTTTCAAGAGTTTCAAGAGAGGCGTATGGGTTTTTAAGATCTAAACCTGTAGTTTTTAACGCTTCATCCCTGCCTGCTTTTGTTAAGGCAATTTGTTCGGACCTATCTATATCAGGGAAAAAGTTTTCGTAAAACTCATCTTCTGTTCCCTGGAACCCAGAGGATTGAAATATTTTATAAAGTTCAGTATCTGCTTTAATTGTGGCATCAGGTTTGTAATCTTCCGGTCTTTCAATATACGTAACACCCAAAATTTCTTGAGTAGGTTTTTCTCTTTTCTCATTCAAATATTTGATTTGTTCACGAATTTCCTGTGCTGATCCCGTTCTTAATGCTTCAACAATATATGCGCGTAAGTCATCGATTGTTCCTTTGAAATCAGTAAGTCCATATCTTTTTAATACGTCTTCCCATGTTGTCTTGTCATCTGGATTTAAACCTTTTAACATCTCATCTGCAAACTCTTCAGGCAAGAGGAAAGGTCCAAACACTAACTCAGTATTCTCAACTTTATTTTTTACAGCCGGAAGAATGTCGTTATAAATAAAATCATTAATTTTACCAGCATTCAAATAGTCTTCAGCAGAATCGTATCCTCGCGCTCGACCCCTAACCTGATAATGCATCTTAGCAAACTGCTCTTTATTATTAACATCTACACCAAAGCGATAGGCCTGAGAGGCCCAATAAGGATCTCCACGCTTTGCCGCTTCCCAGTCTCCTTGAACAGCTCTTGCCTGTTCTGAATAAGCCGCTTGCCTACCAATGTTACCCGTTGGATTGATATAAAAATCAGCATTAAAATAACGAGTGGCAGCATTTTGAATTTCATTAAGATATTGCGTTGCTTTAAGATCGGCAATCTGTTTGGCAGCGTTGGCAAGATCTTGTGTCTGAAATGGGTTCTGTTCATCTTCTTTAACGTCAATGTAATCAACAAATTCATTCATTGATTTCGATTGATTAAAGCGAGGAATCAAATAAGTATCTAAAAACTTTCGGGCAAATTCTCCTTCAATCTTTAAGTTTTCACTTGCTGTTCCAGCATCAAGACCTAGTTGTATTTCTTCGTCATAACGTGTTTTTAAAGCTGTATCGAACCACTGTTGCCAGTTGTAAGTAACAGAGTTATTTATTCCACTGATCCCTTGGAGCGCCTTCTCTAAAGACTCTTGTCCCTTGTTGCCACCAAGAAAAGACCATACGCCACCAACTCCGGAAT